CTAATTTAATATCCAGAATACAGGACAGCCTGCAGGATACAACTGGCGTTCGATGGACTGAAGCTGAATTGCTTAGGTACATAAATGATGCACAAAGAGAAGTAGTTAACTTTAAACCTCAAGCTTCGGCTGATCATTCAAACGTACAATTAGCTACTGGTACAGAACAATCTATACCAGACGTAGCTTTGTCTTTAATAAAAGTAGTACGCAACATGAGTGCTACTGGTAGCAGTGCAACGGGTAAAAAATCAATTAGGCTAGTAGATGAAGACATTTTAAATTCTATAGAACCTGATTGGCATGATCCTACTGTTACAGGAGACGCAGCTCACGGTTCTGTAATCAAACATTATGTGTTTGATCCAGACGACCCTAGAAAATTTTATGTATATCCAGGTGTAAAAGACGGTGAAAACGCGTACGTAGAACTAATAACTTCTAGAAGCCCTACTGATTTAAGTGCTACAAGTAGTACTATTTATATTGATGATATTTATGGTAATGCCCTTGTAGATTATGTTTTGTTTAGATGTTATATGAAAGACTCTGAGTTTGCAGGTAATGCACAAAGAGCTAGTCAACATTATCAACTATTTTTAAATAGTGTATCTAGTGGCATTTCATCTAAAAATTTAATTAACCCAAACTTTGATAGGAATGGACAGAACATTGCTCCACCTCCTGTTCAAGGGTTAGGAGTATAAAATGGCATCCTTTAGTTCTTTAGTAAAAGACATACTACCCTATGTTCCTAATTGTCCTGACTCTTTAGTAGAATCTACTTTAAGGTCAGCTTGTATAGAGTTTGCAGAAAGATCAAAAGCTTATGTATATGACTTAGACCCTATTACAACAATTAGTGGTGTGTATGAATATGAGTTTGATCAACCAAGTGGAACTGATGTTCATCAAATTTTGTGGATGACTTATGATGGCGATGATTTAGATCCTATAAGCCCTAGAAGTTTAGAGTTAAATTATCCCGATTGGCGAGATAAAACATCTTTGCCACAAGTATACTTGCAAAAAAATCCAAGTACTTTTTGGGTTATTCCTGTGCCTAATAGTTCTGTTACTAATGGTTTACTTTTAAGCGTTGCTTTAAAACCAAGCAGAACAACTAGCAACATTGATACAACTTTTTCTAACAGTTACAGAGATGGGATTGTCTATGGGGCTTTGTATAGATTACTTAGAATACCCGCAAAAGATTGGACCGACCCACAAGCAGCAGCAGATTATTTAAGTTTATTCAATCAAGAAGTAGTACAAGCTGAGTTAAAAGCTAGGGGCGGAGACTTAGGTGTACGCAGAGTTGTAAAATATAAAGGAGCAGGGATGTCTCCTCGTAAACGATATAAGAGATATGGTTCAGAGATTGACTATTAATGGAGTCTCTGTTGAAGAAATACCTGTAGATGAGATTCGGTATGCGTACGAAACAATTGAATCTGATCTACATGTTATAAGAAAGAAAAGTTATTCTGACTGGATTCCAGCAGATATATACTTAGCATTACGAAACAGTAATGCAACTTTGTATATGTTTTATAAAGAAGACATATACATTGGATTTATAATTTGCTCAATGATAGCAGACCCTGGCGGCGAGCCAACGCTTTTTGTCTGGGCAACCTACCAAAAACCAGAGTATAATTATAATAAAGTAGGGTTTACCTTTTTAGATAAACTTGCTTTAGAAAAAAATGTGAAGGTTATTGAGTTTCACACAAGTCGTCCAGGATGGGCAAAGACTGCAACTGCTAATGGATTTAAGTTAACAAGTTATGTTTATAAAAAAGAAGTATGAGTAGTAAACCAAAAAAACAAGATTACCAAGCTAGCGAAGCTGAAAAAACACAAGCTTCTGTAGCAAAAGCAGAAAAAGATTATTTTAATCAAACTTATGCACCTTTGCTTAGAGAAATGCGTGATAAAGCAAGCAGTGAAGACTTAGGCAGTGTAGCGCGTGGCGTTGCAGGCGCAGACACTATGCAGGCTTTAACAGGTAGACCAACTTTGTCTGGCGCAAGATCAGTAGATGAATCTGCTGATTTAGCATCGGCCGCAGTAGGACAAATGGCTGCTGCAAGTGCGCAAGGTTTAGCTGCACAAAGACAACAACAAACGGGTGTTTTAGGGACAGCACGAGGCCAAGCCGGCGAAGCTATGTCTGGATTAGCGCAAGCATCAAGAATACAAAACACAAAAGATTTACAAGCCGCAAAAGCTAAACAAATGGTTAGACAAGCTCAGACCGAAGCGGGAGTGAAACTAGGTACAACTTTAGCAAAACAAGGGTTTGCAAATTTACAAAATGACACAAGCTTCTTTGGTGGTAAAACTAAGGTAGATGATAATACAACAAAAAAGAATACTTGGTCTGACAGATTTAAAATGGGGGCTTACGGCTAATGGCTTTAGAAGACTACCAAAGCAATATGGCTCAAACTAGAAGTTATTCAACTTCTACTTTGCCAAGTGTTGATGACCCAGAAAAAGCTTTTGCAGACATAACTCGGCAAGATTACGAAAATTATGTACAGGATTATAGACAGTTTGAAAATGAGTTAATTGCTGCTAAAGACGACACCTCTTTAATAGACAGAGCGCCAGAAGATGCGGCTAAACAAGCAGAGATTGCTAGGGGTGTACAAGAAAGAAACATCTCTCGTTATGGTGGGGCCGGATTAAGTATTGCTCAAAGACAAGAACAACAAAGGGCTTTACAAAGACAGGGGCAAATTGGTTTAGCTGGGGGTTTAAATACTGCACGTGTTGCACAAAGAGACATTAATCAAACAACGCTAGCAGATTTAATTAATATTGGGCAGGGCGTAAATAGGTCTTCTTTGTCTAGTCTGGGAACAGCTTCGCAAAATGCTGCAGCAAAGGCTTCAGCTTATAAAAATGCAAAAGCAGCTCATACTTCACAAATGATAGGCATGGGCAGCTCGCTTGCAGCAACTGCTATTATGGCGTTTGCAATTTAGGTATATATTATGGCAACAAATGATTTTGGTTTTGGTTCAGCATTAGCAGGTTTTGAAAGCGCTTATTCTAATAAAGCAAGTAGAGATTATACTAAACAACAAACTAAAGTATTAGCTGACGAAAATAAACGTAAAGATATTCAAAATGTTAGTAATACCGTTCTTGGTCAAGACGCTTTTGGTGTAAAAGATGGGGCTTTAGTTGCAGATGTGCCTAAAGTTATGAATCTAAGTGACGGGGCTTTTGAAAATTGGTTTAACGCCGGAAACAACGCTAGAAATTATTACGATCAAGAAACCGGCGAGACTGTGCAGGGTTATTTACTTAAACCAAAAGCCTTTAAAGACCCAGAAACAGGAGCCATTCGTTACAGTTTGCAAATTAGAGATAAAAATGGGGACATAAAACCAGTTACTACTTCGCGTAGTACTGATCCTGATGACAGGCCAGCTTTTGTAGATGCTAATTTTTTAGCAACTATATTTGAAGGGCAATTAGCTAATACCCTTACGCAAGGTGGCTTAAGTGGGTACGCATTGGGTAAATTACAAGGTCTTAACTTAGGCGATAGTGAAGCAGGCCGTATTCAACTTCAGTTGGGTGAGGACTTAAATAAAGGAACTAGCGAACAAATTTCAAGTGCGGTTTTGGGTGTAAATGATATATTTGCTGAAAAACGCACTGCAAAAGATGTAAGTAGCGCAGAAGATGTGTCTACAATAAAAGGTGGGTCTGGAGAAACTACAGAGGAAGTTAGTCAACCCTCTAAAGAAGAAATAGAAACCTTATTAAAAACAGATACTGTAACTTCACGGGGTTCTGGAAAAGCAAGTTTTACAAGATCTAAAGAAGCTTCAAATGCTATGAAAGGGTATATAAAAAACCCCAACAGTAAACACCCATTTAATATAAAAGAAGAAGATTGGAACTCACTAACTCCAGAAGAGCGTAAAAATTTAACTTCTAGAGAACAAATTGCCGCTAATACTACAGTGTCAAATGAAGTTATGCCTTTTATGAAACAGGTTCATGAAAGGCTTGCTAATATAGAAACAACAAACATGACACCTAAAGAAGAA